AGTCGGCTGTGACCTTTGGATCCAACAGAACTATCCCAAACCTGATCACAGGAAAGTTTTGTTGCGTGAAATTGATGAGATGCAGGAAGATATTAGGAAATTACGAGATGACGTAGATAACGGTATTGTTAAACGTGATGCTGGTGTTGCGCGAATTGCAGGCATGCAAAAAGAATTGCGTGGCACCATCGCACAGATGAGTCTTTTTACTGCCAGTAGGGACCGCAAGGGTCTGTTAATGGCAGGCGCTGATCGGGCCATACGTGAGCTTCTAACCATCTTCAAGGATGATCCTATTGAGATCCCCCTGGAAGAGGCCTCAATGAGCGTATGGTCTCATATGCAGATGGAAGAGTAAACGTCTTAGAATAACTCAATGCAAAAGCCACCTCCGCAACCACCGGAATACGGTGAAAATATTGCCGGTCGATTATTTGATGTTGCACGTCAACTTCAAAAGAATCGTGAATCTTATGCTGGTGTACAACGTCCTACACCCTTGACGCAAAAAGTTTCCCAGGGTCAAGACGTAATGAATGCCTTAATGCAGAAAAAACAAAATGAACAAGGACAAAGCTCCTCTTCAACTCCTGGGACACTTCAAGAAGAAGGAAGCGAAGAACAAGGACGGAAGCGAAATGTCCGATAAGGAGAAACGGAAAGCTGCATTAGATAAAGCTCGTAAATACAAAGTACAGAATAAAAACAGCAAAGACAAAGAATGAGGTAGCATTCAGTAATACACTGAATAATACTGATCGTGCCTGCATATCAGCATCTTGCATATCGACGTAACGCACAAGCTGCTGCCCGCAGGCAACAAATTCGTGTTCCACGAAATCTTGAAACTCTTCAACGAGCAAGGGATGATTTTGGTTTCTTTTGTGACTATGTAGCCGACAAGCCTCCGGCAGAACACCACAAGGAATGGCATCGTCACTTCGTCACCAACGAAGACAGTAGCTGTCTCACCAAGATTGCTGGTCCCAACGTGGATCTACTTGCACCCCGTGGTTCCGCCAAATCCACAGTCTTAGGTTTGTTTACGGCATGGGCAATTGGTGTGCACACCATGGCCAAGATGCCACTACAGATTCTTTACTTGTCTTACACAGTTGATATTGCACGTTCCAAGTCTGCGACCATCAAACGCATCATTGAAAGCAAACGATACCAAGAAGTTTTCCCTAAGGTTCGCCTCCTTAAGAACGTTACCAGTAATGAGTACTGGTCTATTGATCATAAATTTGCAGGCATTGACACCACTGGTGAAGAACAATTTACGCTCTGCGCGGCTGGCCTCAAGGGTTCGGTGACATCCAAGCGTTCGCACCTAGTGATCATTGATGACGCTATTAAATCTGCTGCGGACATCTCCAACCCTGACATCCGTAAACAGATGCAGGACAACTGGAATGCTGTGATCGCACCAACCATGTTTGAAGGCGCACGTGCCATCTGCCTTGGTACTCGCTTCCGACATGATGACATTCACTCCACTACATTCAATCCACAAAATAATTGGATGCAAATTGTGTTGTCGGCAATCTTAACAGATCCCAAAACAGGGGATGAACTTTCGTACTGGCCTGATATGTGGTCATTGGATTACTTGAAGGAAAAGAAACGACAAGCACCAATTGCCTTCTCATTTCAGTACATGAATCAGGTGGTTCGACAAAACGAACTTTCCCTGGCACCAGAACTGATTGTGAAAGCGGAGATTGCAACGGAGTTTGATTGTCTTGCTGTAGGGGTTGATCTATCTGCTGGCACCAAGGAGAAAAATGATTACACAGTGATGGTATTAGGTGGACGGATTGGCGATTGTATTCACATCATTGATTACAGGCGTATCCGCGTAATGGGCAATCTGGAAAAACTAGACGCACTCAAAGAACTGCTTAGTGATTGGTCAGTTCTTGGTTGCGACCAGAACGGTGTTTATTTTCCCACTTATTCAACATGTGACATTTACTCAGAAGCTGTACAGTACCAGGCATCCCTGGAGGCTGACTTTAAACGTGTTTGCTTGAACGGTGAGAATCTTTACAACCTTAACTGGCATGCCGTTAAAGGTTTCCGCGCAGATAAGTTGGCACGTTTCCGTGGGTGCATGGGTTTATTTGAAGATCGAAAAATTATTTTCAATCGTTTCAGAAACTTCACTGCAATGTTTGAAGAGATGACCAACTTTGGTGTCAGCAGTCACGACGACTGCGTCGACGCACTTGTGTGGTTAATCAACGGTTTAATGCGTAAAGGGAAACTTCAACTGGATTATTAAATTGTAGAATTGAAAAAAAGAATTTTTACTCGTGGGTCCGGAGTATGTAGCGATTGCGATTACTGCAGTTATATCGGCAATCACAGGCGGTTCCTGGACCGCAAATAAAATATTAGATCGACAGCAAGAACGTCTTCAGCACGCCATGAACTATGCTGATGCACAAAAGCGTAGGATTGATGTCCTAGAGGATCAAATCAATCGAATGCCAATGGAATACGTTCTTAAGGTTGACTTCCTTAGGGAGATAAAAGAAATGCATGATAATTTTCGCGAAATCAATAATAAGCTTGATAAGCTAATGGAAAAGCTTTTGTCTAAATGAGCTACATCCTCGAGGTCCAGGAGGACGAAAACGGTGATCAATACATCACATTACCCGATGAAGTAATTGAAGAACTAGGCTGGCAGGAAGGCGATGTTCTTAACTGGGATGTACGAGGTCCTGGTATATGCCTCACCAAAGTTAACGACTCTGCTGGCTACGACGTAATAGAAGAGTAAAATAGAAACAACAGCGAAAAGCAAATGCGATTTTACGGTGGTGGACCAGTAGGCGTAGGAAACGCAGGTGTTTTTAACAACGCAACAATGAGCGCCAATATCAATCCCCTTTTGGACCCAAAATTTAAAATACAAGGAGGCGAACCCTGGAATAATACTCCTTTGCTTCCAGGGAGGGACACGGAGCGATATGAGCAACAGCAACAGTTTAGTATTCCGCCTCAGCTTCCTTCTGCCAGTGCAGGAAATATGGAAGATACGCTTGCGCGAGCGCTTGGCAAAAGCACTGTACAGCCTTGGCAGCAAATCTTATTAAATGCTCCCGGTAGTATGACCGATGTTCCTCAATGGGAACGGCAACGTACTGATACCATCAAAGGTCCATACGACCCCGGTAACTACACACAAAATAATAAAGCCAATCCCTTACGAAATTATGGTTGGCCTCTTGGAATGCCACAAGGTTTAGACTCGGGTATTCGACCTTATTTTGAGCGTTATCAAGGTCCTGGTCTCCAGGGTGAACTAGGAACCGGTGCGATCTAAACATAATTTGCTAGCATTCATTAAAAGATCACAATAATGGCTGACGCTAAAGCACGACTTCAAGAAATTATTGACGCCTATCTCAACAAAGATAGCAACGTCGTAGTTGACACGAGTATCGTTGCGTCTCACATTGCTCAGATGAAACTTTTTGGCATCCGCCAGGGAGTTGAGTTTTTTCCTTCTCAGGACAACTTTGGTGCACAACGTAAAGATTTCCTGGATCGTGTACTGAAATACAACAAACTAGATACGCGCCTTGATTCAATCTGGGAGTATTTCCTGTGTGATGGCAAAGGTCTTTTTTACATCCGTCCAACCAAGCAAAACTACAGGCTTTATTACTTTCGTGAGCACGAATATCGTGCCTATTACAACGTTGATGGCGAGTTGGATGAAGTTGTAATCATCTACAGCTATAAGGTACGCAAAGGAAACGGCTTTGGTGATCAACTGAATACAACAAATCTCACTGGAACACAAAGCACTTACAACCCTGGCGCCAAGCGTTACATTCGTTTGTCCATTAAAGCCAAGGAAATTGAAGAAACTCACTCCGATTCGGAGATGACTTTTGACATGCCAACCTACGCTTTAACCGGGAGCACTAAACAGCTTAAGAACAGTCTTGGCTTTATCCCTTGCGTAGAGATTATCAACAATACTCAAGGTTTCTCGAACGAAGGATCCGGTGAGTTTGACGCAGTAGCAAATCATATCTGTACTCATGATGAGTTGATGCGCACCATGCGCAAAAACATTACGTTCTTTGGTAACCCTACACTTCTTTCTTCTCGTCCCAAGACGGACCTGATGGAAGCAGGTGGTGATGCCGTTGTACAACGCCCATCAATTGCCGCCAACTCTGGCTTTACAAGTCCTGCGGCACTAAGTCGATCTACCTTCAAATCTGATCCGGTCAGCCGTGGCGTAGATGGTCAGATCCGAGTTCCACGCGTTATCGCAAACCTGGAACCAAACGACCGAGTTGGGTACATTGTCCCAGATGCCATCACTGGTGACCAAAACGCTTTTGCCCGTCAATACCGCGAAGAAATTCGTACAGCCTTAGGTGGTGTTGACGAGCTTTCAATTTCTGCAGGCGTTACTGCAACAGAGTACAAATCATTGTTTGGTCGTGTTGCTGCAACATCTAAGAAAAAAGCAAATGCTATTTATACCCACGGCATCTCTCGTTGTCTTGAACTGATTATCTATCAAGAAGAGCAGTTGTTTAAAACAACGCTTGGTATGGCGGCGGGCCTTGAGAAACCTGTGGACCTGGCGCCAGGCGCTAGCCCTGAAGAAGAGGCCGCCTATGACGAGGCGATGAAACAACACAATGAGATGTTGAAAAAACTTATGATGGCTTGTGTGGAGACACAACAAATTCCACCCAAAGTTATCGGCCTTATTCCTGACGGTGACGTAACAGTGTTATGGCGTTGGATGGGGCCTGTTTATGAGGACTCTACTCAAGACATCCTCAACAACTCCATTGTGGTGCGAAACCTACAGGAATTAGGTGTTGATAGCATTGAAGCACTGAAATACCTCTTCCCGTCTAAGACGGATGAGGAAAGGGCCGAGATGTTATCTGGGTTCCCTTTCAGGATGGTGAACGAATTGCAGGGTGCTTACTCTCAATTTGCTCGCTTAGTGGGGGGCATGATGCAGACTCCTCACCCACAGGCACCGGACTTACCGATGGCTGCGGATCCAAGATTGGATTTAACCCCATATCTGTATCGAACATTAGAAGCTCTACAAAAGGAGATGAGTTATGCAGGACGCTACCGTCCAATCGATCCCACAGACGAGCCAATCACCAGTGGCGGTGGCTCCAAGCAGCTACGTGGTACCGGCCCAAGCTCCGGCACCTCAAGCTCCGGTGGGGATGCCGGTTCAGTATCAGGTGGGTACCAGCTACCCCCAAGCAGTGCCTCAGGCGGCCCCCAGCTACCAATCAGCCCCTACGCAGTACGCCCCCCAATCCCAACCGGCGGCTCCGGCCAACCCGTGGGAGTCGGCGTTCAACAAAGTAGTGGGTCTGCTGAGCAGTCCAGTTCAATCCCCGTTCCAGGGTCAGTCATCTCCGACGACGCAATACGCCCCGGCGAACTACGGTCAGCAGTACAGCAACCCAGCTACGCAACAATCGGCTCCGCAGACTTGGTCACCCAACCAGGACTACTCGCCCAGCTCTTCCCAAACCTCCTCGGGTCCGTCCTTGGCGGAAGTGGCGGATTACCTGGGGTGGAGCAACGAAACCCGAAACGTAATCGACGCGTACGGTCTGGAAGCACCCGCAATCCTAAATAATTACGGCCTCCAGCTTGAAGCAATGCTGGACAGTGCTGTTGCCTGGGGCGGCAAAGCGACTGAAACTCTTAATCGTTTCGCCAACTTCTCTGTTGCTGAGCACCAAGAGAATCTGGCCTACAACGAAATTCTGACGAATCCCGACGTACTTAGCGATTACACGCTGAAGTTCTTTGGTCCCGAAGGTCCGTACCCCGTGTACGAAGATGAGTCCCAACTTGAAACCCGTGGTTATCCGACCGCAGCGATTCAAGATTACATGGGCAACTTCCCCGCACCTCCTGCTGCTTCTGCTCCCCAACAGCCTGAAAACTTCTGGGGCAGCTTCAAGCAACAAATGGATGTGAACCCTGAGAATGCTTGGCGTCTTCTGAACCAAGCCCAACCTCAAGTTGTTGCCAACAAACTGTTTGTAATGGAGTAAAGCGATGCGTAATCGCTTAAAAATAGGCGTACCTCTTGCGGCTGGCTTGGCTGCGGGTGGGTACGCCCTTTCTCAAGGTGAAGATCCCGGATCTGCTGCTCTTGCTGCGGCTGCTGGTGGTCTTGGCGCTTATGGTGGTTTGGTCGGCGCAACCAAGCTCGCTGGTAAATATAGCGATACTATTCCTGGTCTTATCTCAAAAGGATTAGACAAAGGAGTTGGTAAGTCTGGTAAATCAATTCGTAATCGCGTTGAACAGGCTATTGTCAATAGTCCTGAGTACATGAGTCGCGGCCAGTCTGCAACTTTATATTCTCCACAGACTGTGGGCAATGTTGCGCGAACCGGTTTGCTTGGGTTACCCGCATCCCTTCAGGCAGCAGCAAAACCAGCTTTTGCCGCAGGACTTGTTCCTGCTACTACGCTTGCCGCAGGTGCAGGCGGTCTCGCCTTGGGCACTGCTGCTAACTCCATTGGTTTACCAGGTTTTGGTCAAGGCGGTGCAATTGATCCAGAATCCCCTGGGTCTAGCAACACTGCGAGTGCCAAATACGGTGTAACTCCGTATGCATCCACGCAGTACATGTGACATCTAAGTTCACTACCTGCTAAAATTTGTGTTAGATAAGACATTAAGTGTCTTTATCTTTCACCCGATAGAAACACTGACACTGGAGGATAAACCAAAGTGTTCATTGATAGCTAGTTCAGATCCTGGTAGGTATAGCCCTTCAAGATTTGGTAAATAGCTCCGTGGTTACAGTCAAACTTTTCGGCAATTTTTCTATAAGAAAGACCAGCCTCTTTTAAAGCTTTGATCTGAGCCACATCACCTGAAGAAAACTTTCTTAAAGACTTCTTCGGTGCTCCTTTACTGGCAAAACCATTGTTCTTGTAGCAACCCGTTTTCCAGGCTCTTGTTAAATTTGTTTGTTTGGTAACGATCTCAAGATTGTCAAGTCG